TTGGTGGTAATGACAGAATTACATTATCAACAGGTTTAATTGATATTAAAAATGATGGTTCTCAATCTCAAATTAGATTATATTGTGAAAGTTCAAACGCACATTACACAGCGTTACAATCAGCGGCTCACTCAGCGTATTCAGGAAATGTTACAGTAACACTACCAGCTGCTACAGACACACTTGTAGGTAAAGCAACAACTGATACTTTAACAAACAAAACTATTGCATTAGGAAACAATACTGTTTCTGGTACTTTAGCACAGTTTCAAACTGCTGTTACAGACGCAACATTAGTTGATTTAGATGACACACAGACATTAACAAATAAAACAATTAATGGTCCTGATAACACACTTACAAACATTGCAAACAGTTCATTAGCAAATAGTTCAGTTACTTTTGGTTCAACTACTGTTGCTCTAGGTGCTTCAAACACAGCTATTGCAGGTGTTACACAATTAGATGTTGATAATGTTAGAATAAATGGTAACACAATTTCATCTACCGATTCAAATGGTGATATTGTTTTAGACCCTAACGGTTCAGGTACAGTTGATGTTAACTCTAGTAGAATTGTTAATGTAACAGACCCTAGTGGTGACCAAGACGCAGCTACTAAAGCATATGTGGATAGTGTTGCAAATGGACTTGATGTAAAAGATTCATGTAAATTAGCAACAACAGCTAACTTATCGGCTACTTACAATAATGGTGCAGGTACTTTAACTGCTGGTTCAAACGGTGCATTATCAGTTGATGGTGTTGCAGTATCAGTAGATGATAGAATACTTGTTAAAGACCAATCAAGTGCAGTACAAAACGGTATCTATAAAGTAACAGCAACAGGTGGCGCTTCAGCGGCTTTCGTATTAACAAGAAGTCCAGACGCAGACACAGCCGTTGAATTAACAGGCGGTACTTTCTTCTTCGTAGAAGCAGGTACAGCAAACGCAGATAACGGTTATGTTGCAACTCACAACGGTACACCAACATTTGGTTCAGACAGTATTACATTTGCTCAGTTCTCAGGTGCAGGTCAAATTAGTGCTGGTGACGCATTAACTAAAACTGGTAACCAAATTGATGTTGCAGTAGATGACAGTTCAATTGAAGTAAGTTCAGACGCTTTACAAGTTAAAGCTTTAGGTATTACAAATGCCATGTTAGCTGGTTCAATTGCAAATGCTAAACTATCAAATTCAACAGTATCATTTGGTGGTATTTCATTAGCATTAGGAGCTACAGACGCTACTCCAGCATTTGATTTACAAGACGCAACAAATTACCCAGCAAGTGCATTGACAGGTACAGTTGCAAACAGTCAATTAGCAAATAATGTAATTTCTTTTTCAGATGATAGTTCAACAACTGTTAATGTTGATTTAGGTTCAACTTTAGCAATTGCAGGCGGTGAAGGTATTGACGCAACAATCTCAGGTTCTACTTTAAGTATTATCGGAGAATTAGCAACAACTTCAAATAAGGGTGTGGCTTCATTTAGTTCAGATAACTTCACAGTCAGCTCAGGCGCTGTAACGGTTACAACTATTGACGGTGGAACATTTTAGTAATTAATATAATTAGGAGATAATTGTGGCAACAGTTATTAAGATAAAAAGAGGAACGGCTATACCTACTACAAGTGATATTGTAAGTGGTGAAGTTGCCATTGATACTTCAGCACAAAAGTTTTATATTAATGATAGTGGTACCGTAAAAGAAATTGGTGGTGGTTCAGGTGGTGGTTCTTCTTCATTAACTATTGCAGATGAGGGTTCTAATCTTTCTACAGCAGCTACAACTCTTAACTTTGTTGGTGCAGGTGTAATTGCTTCAGGTACAGGTGCAACTAAAACTATTACCATTTCTGGTGGAAGTGGCGGTGGTGTAAATGTACAAGGTGAAGTAAGAGGTTATACTGGTGATGGCAGTACAACAGGATTTACAGTATCAAGTGGTGCAAATGCAACCAATGTTATGGTTTTCCTAAATGGTGTCTATCAACGACCAACTACGGATTATTCAGTTTCAGGAACGACTTTAACTTTCGGCACGGCTCCTGTAAATGGTGATGTAATTACCATAAAAGAAATTTTAGAAAGTTCTTCGGTTGATTTAACAGCTATTTCAACTGATTTAACACCTGATACACACAACGCATATGATGTTGGCCAATTAGGTAGTGCATTTAGAGATTTTACTTTTGTTAGAAAAATACAAAAGAATGTAGAAATATTTACAAGAGCTATTGGTCTTGGCACCGTGGCAACAAATTTAGGATTTAATATAAATACAAGTGCAGCTAATATGACGGAAGTTTATACAGCTGCTGGTGGATTAGAAAGTCCTGTTTTAAGTGGCGGTTCTGCTACTTTTGACGACAGTAATCCAGCATTCTTGTTTTAGGAGATATAAATGGCAGATAAAACACCAATAAGACTAGTCTTTACAAGTGGAACACCTACTGGTATTGCAGAATACCAATCAGGTGAAACAATTGGTGTTGCTTCAGGTGGAACAGGTGCAACTACACTTGCTTCAAATTCAATATTAACAGGAAATGGCACAAGTGCTATTAATGCAACCTCTTTACAAATAGTTGGTACTTCATTATCAACTTCCGATTCAACATCTATACAAATCAATGAGGCGTTAGATATTTCAGGTGCGTTAACAGTAGGCGGTAGTGCAACTATAACAGGAAACTTAACTGTTCAAGGAATAACAACAACTGTAAACTCAACGACAATTGAAGTACAAAACTCGTTGAAATTTGAAGGTTCAGCAGATGATGAATACGAAACAAACTTAACAACAGTAAATCCTACAGCAGATAGAACAATATCATTACCAAACGCAACAGGAACGATTGTATTAAAAGATACTACTGACACTTTAACTAATAAAACTTTAACAACACCTACTTTAACAACACCTGTAATTAACGCAGGTGCTCAACTAAAAAATGGTTCGACAAGTGCTGGTTTTTTAGAGTTCTTTGAAGATACAGATAACGGTACTAATAAGGCGACACTAATAGGTCCGGCTTCTACTGCTGATGTGACTATTACATTACCAGCAGCTACAGATACACTAGTAGGAAAAGCAACAACAGATACATTAACAAACAAAACAATTAACGGACCTGATAACACATTAACTAATATTGCTAATGCTTCATTATCAAATTCAAATGTAACAGTAGGTAGCACATCAATTAATTTAGGCGCTACTGCTACAACAATTGCAGGATTAACAAGTCTTACATCTACAACTCTTACAGATGGCACATTGACAATAACAGGTGGTAATATTACGGGTGCTGGAAGTATTACAGGTTCAGGAACAGTTACAGGCGGTACAATCACAGACGGAACTGCTTCTATGTCAAGCGGGTCACTAACAAGTTTAGTAAATGTTACCGGTTCAGGAACAGCTAATTTTACAACAGATGTACAAGTTAATAGTGTTTCTTTAGCCAGTAGACCTTTTGCCATCGCTCAAGCAGTTGCTCTTGGATAGTATTATAAATATACCTGAAAAGGTATAAAACAAAGGTATATAAATGGCAAACCCAAATAGTAGAGAAAATTTAAAACAATACTGCTTAAGAAATTTAGGTAAGCCTGTCATTGAGGTCAATGCTAGTGACGACCAACTAGAGGACAGAATAGACGAGGCATTACAATATTTTGCTCAGTTTCATTACGATTCAATTAGAAGAACATATTTAAAATATAAATTAACTTCTTCAGAAAAGACTCGTTTAGCTGCTATTAATCCTAGTTCGGAAACAGCAACAAAGAATTCTGTATCAACAACATGGTACGAAGATAATAACTTTTTGGTAGTACCTGAATCAGTTATTTCTGTAATCAATATTTTTCCATTTTCAAACAAAGGTAATCTAAACTTATTTGATGTAAGATACCAAATGAGATTAAATGACCTTTATGATTTTTCATCTACAAGTATTATTAACTATGATGTTGTATTAAGACATTTGGACTTTTTAGACCATGTATTAGTTGGTGAAAAACCAATTAGATTTAATCAACACGACAATAGATTGTACATTGATATGGATTGGACAAATGATTTAGCAACAGATGAGTGGATTGTAATAGAGTGTTATAGAAAATTAGACCCCGAAACATATACAGATGTGTATAATGATATTTACTTAAAAAGATATACAACTGCTTTATTTAAAAAACAATGGGGAGCAAACTTATCTAAATTTAATGGCGTTGCCATGGTCGGCGGTGTTACATTAAATGGACAACAGATATTTTCAGAAGCTTTACAAGAAATTGAAAAGTTAGAAAACGACATAAGAAGTACATTCGAATTAAATCCAGCAATGATGATAGGATAATGCCATGGCAGTTAATCACCACTTTCAAGGCGGGAACGGCATTGGCGACACAAACGAGAAAACTCTTTACGAAGATTTAATTATCGAAGGCCTAAAAATTTATGGCCATGATGTTTATTACCTACCAAGAACACTAGTAAATAGAGACCTAATATTAGGTGAAGATAGTTTATCAAAATTTGATGACTCTTATCTAATAGAAATGTATGTTGAAACAACAGAGGGTTTAGCTGGTGAACAAGAATTAATTAATAAATTTGGTTTAGAAATCAGAGAAGAAACAACTTTCATGTTGTCTAAACGAAGATGGATGAACGCTGTAGATAGTAACCATACTATGATTGTTGAAGGCAGACCTAATGAGGGTGATATAATTTATTACCCATTAATGAATAAGTTTTTTGAAATTAGTTTTGTAGAAGACCAAGAGCCATTCTTTCAATTAGGCAACTTACCAGTTTACAAATTAAGAGCTAGAACATGGGAGTACAGTTCAGAAAGATTAGATACCGGCGTTACAGATATTGATAGTGCTGAAGACCAATATTCTATTGATATGTTATCACATCAATTCTCATTAGAAGACGGTACAGGTGCATTGCAATTAGAAAACGATAGTGTAAGCGGTGACGCAAATTACTTTATCAATGAAGATTATGCTTTACAGACACAATCAACTTATGCAGACAATTTAGATTTAGACGCACAAGCAGGTTTTAACACAGCAGATACTTCAGATGATATATTAGATTTCACAGAAAGAAACCCATTTGGTGAGGTAGACAATTAATGTTTGGATATTTTTATAACGAAAGTATGAGAAAAATGACTGTTGCATTTGGTCAAATTTTCAATAACATACAAATTAAAAGAAAAGATAGTACAGGTGCAACTGTACAATCAATTAGGGTCCCTTTAGCTTATGCTCCTAAGGAAAAGTTTTTGGTAAGATTAGACCAACAACCTAATTTAGATGAAAGAGAAATGGCTATCACATTACCTAGAATGGGATTTGAAATTTCTGACATTGCATATGATGGTAGTAGAAAGTTAACTAAAGTACAAAAATTCAAATCAGTTAAAACTGGTTCAGATGGTGAGGTTATGAATTATAATTATATGCCTGTGCCTTACAATATATCATATAATTTATTTTGTTTAACAGCAACTGCTGAAGGCGGTTTACAAATCATAGAACAAATATTACCATATTTTCAACCAGATTATACTGTAACTGTTAATGTTATTCCAGAAATGGGTATAAAAAGAGATATTCCAATTGTACTAAATAATATTAATTATGAAGACAGTTATTCTGGCGATTTTACAACAAGAAGAGCAGTAATATATACACTAAACTTTACAGCGAAGACATATTTATATGGACCTGCTTCAACACAAAAAGTAATAAAAGAAACTCAATCAGACTTACATACTGATTTACCAGCGGCTACTAGAGAAGAACGAATTGTGGTTGTACCAAATCCAACGAGTGCTGACGCAGATGATGACTTCGGATTTACAACAACCATAACAAATTATGCGGATGGTAAAAATTATGACAAAGTTAGAGATGAGGATGTATAAATAATAGTATAAATAGTTTAAGGATTAACAATGGCATTAACAAAAGTTCAAACAGGTTCAATACAAGATTCAGCTATTACTGAAGATAAAATTGCTGATAGTGCGGTCACTAGTGCAAAGACGAGTAACTTATTTACTAATACAGAAATTTCTGGAACTGAAGCAGCAAGAATGCCTATAGGTACAACTGCTCAAAGAACAGGTGAAAAATCAGGTGATATTCGATTTAACACCACAATAAGTTTGATGGAGTATTATGACGGCACACAATGGAAATCTATTGATTCTCCACCAGCAGTTTCATCTATTGATGTTACAGAAGTTGCTAGTGATGGTGGTGGCAATCAAACAATAGTTATTACTGGCTCTGGTTTTAGTTCTGGTGCTACTGTGACTTTTATAGGAAATAGTGGAACAGATTTTAATGCCTCAACTGTAACAGTAGATAGTAATACACAAATTACAGCAGTTGCTCCACAATCATCTTTTTTAAATGCACAAGAACCTTATGGTGTTAAAGTCACAAATATTTCTGGTTTATCAAATACACTTGCTAGTCAAATTAATGTAGATACTTCGCCAAGTTGGAGTACAGCTAGTGGCTCTTTAGGAACAGTTTTTGATAGCACAAGAGGTTCAGCAAGTTTTACAGTTTCAGCAACAGATGCAGATAGCGACACTATAAGTTATTCAGTACAATCGGGTTCTTTACCTGCAGGTGCAAGTTTAAATTCATCAACTGGTGCTATAACAGGATTTTCAGCAGTTGTTTCAGACACTACATCAAACTTTACTTTAAGAGCAACAGCAAATTCTAAAACTGCTGATAGAGCATTTTCAATAGTTGTTAATGCACCAGTAGTTCAAGCATTTGCTTATACTGGTTCATTACAAACATTTAGCATACCATCTGGTGTAACTTCTATAGTAGCTAAAGTATGGGGTGCTGCAGGTGCAGGTCATAGTCAATATTATAGTCAAAGTGGTGGTGCAGGAGGATTTGGTATTGGTACTATTAATGTAACTGGAATTTCATCACTTAATTTAGTTGTTGGACAAGGTGGACAGGATAAAGAAACACCTGCTTCTGGTCAAGTTGGTGTTGATAATAAAATTGCAACTTATGGACATTTAGTTTTACACTCTAATGGAGAAAATGGTGGTTGGGGTAATGTTGGAGGTACTGGTGGTGGTTTATCTGGTATATTTAATGGTGCTGTTACTTCACAATCAAATGCAATAGTTATTGCAGGAGGTGGAGGTGCAGCAGGTTCATTAAATGGTAGTGGTCAAGCAGGTGGTCAAGGAGGTTATGGTGGTGGCTTTAATCAAAATGGTCAAGATGGTGCTACTCAAGCAGAAGGTGCTCAAGGTAGAGGTGGAACCACATCAGCAGGTGGAAACAATGGAAATAATTATTATGTTAGAAATGCAGGTGGAAACACTGGAACAAATGGAATTGCACTAGCAGGTGGACATGGAAACTTAATTACAAATGGTTCATCAGAAGGTGGTGGAGGTGGCTCTGGTTACTATGGTGGAGGAGCAGGTGCTCATGGTTCTGGTGGTGGTCAATGGTCAGCAGGAGGAGGTGGTTCTGGTTATGCCGACACTTCATTAGTTTCAAGTATTACAGCTTCAAATGGTGGCTCACAAGGTTCCGCAAACTCAACAGCAGAAGCAGATGCTAATTGGGTTAGTAATGTTAGTTCTCCAGTTGCAGGAGATAATGATGGTGGACATGGAAGAATAGTAATTATTTATTAGGAA